AAGCCAGCGCCAAAAGGGATGAAAATCCTACAAAAACAGTTACCCAACGGAAGTAGCTTTGACTACATTTATATTCCAAGTAGGGTACACGATAACCAGATTCTGCTCGCTCGTGACCCTGAGTATATCAACCGATTGCACATGGTAGGCTCTCCAGAGCTTGTTCGTGCATGGCTTGAAGGAGACTTTGAAATCCATGAAGGTAGCTATTTTCCTGAGTTCTCTTCTAAACATATCATTAGTCCTTTCAATATCCCTAAACACTGGCCCCGCTATATGGGGTACGATTGGGGTTACCGCTCTCCTTTTGCTGCTATCTGGGGCGCTGTCAGCTCAGGTCGTGATGATGCTGGAAACGAAGTTCCGTACCAAAAAGGAGCAATCGTCATATACCGAGAGATGTGGGGAAAAGGAGTTGATAACATTGATCAGGCAAATCGAATTGGAGCAATTTCTGTCGGAGAAAATCCATTAGCTTTTGCCGACCCCAGCATATTCAACCACGAGGGCGGTCCAAGCATTGCCGACCAGTTTACCCAGGTGTTCGCCAAATATAAGTTTCCTTCGTTTAGAGCGGCAGACAACGAGCGCATATCAGGCTGGTCACAGATCCGGCAACGACTGGTATCCAATCCCCCGCTCCTCTACATATTTGCCAGTTGCCCATATTTGCTGGAAACATTACCATCTCTGTCAATAGACAAACGTAACCCTGAAGATGCTGATTCGACTGGGAATGACCATGCCTGCGACGCCTTACGCTACCTTTGCAAAGGTCGCCTCGTAGACGCCAAGTGGGAACAACCAGCAGAGGTCTTCAACAAGGGTAAGATTAAGTTGCAGGCGTATATCGCTCAAATGCGGTCACAACAGAAACGAGCTAAAATATGAGTGTAAAGATTAAGCCTCTCGTCCAAAAGTACAGTCCTCGCTGGTGGAAGGCTCAAATCACTCAATCTGAATCTCGTCGTCGTAAGTTTATTGAAACATCAGAAGAGTCAATCCGTGTTTATAACGCTCAAAAACAAGTAGGGATTCTAAACGATGCTGAGCGACGACTTAATGTTTGGTGGTATTGTATCAATACTTTGCTTCCTGCTTATTACTCTTCTACCCCGAGAGCGGAAGTAAACCTTCGTAAACGCACCGGAGGCATCCCATACGAGCTTGGCAGTGTCATCCTTGAACGAAACACACAGTTCGTCATGGATACGCACTTTGACTTCGATAAAGTAGGTTATAACGCAGCATTACAGTTTTTGCTCACTGGTCAGGGCGTTCTCTGGGCAAGATACGCTGCCAAGTTTGAAACCGTTTTAGAGGAGATGGCGGTAATTAGAGACCCGTCAGGTCAGCTTATTGACGGTAGCGGTCGGCCATACACAGGTGACACAGACATCCTCCAGGCAGGTGAAGGCAACATCCTTATAGCTTCCATTGAGGTGGAAAAAAAGATTAAAGAAAAAGCAGTATTAGACGTTATCCAATACAACGATTACAACTGCTCCGACGCTCGTACTGAGGACGAAATTGAATGGCAGTCCCGTCGTGCGTTCCTTGACCGTGACCAAGCCGAACAACTCTTCGGTCGTGATGTAGCTGATGACCTTATTTATGACTCGTTCCCAGAAGTCATGAAGAAAGACTTGGCTCGTAAAGAGGATAAGTACGAGGGTAAGGCAGAGCTGCACGAGATTTGGTGTGAAGCTACCAACAAGGTGTACTGGCTTCAAAAGACAGGCGAAAATGCCATCATCGAATCGTCTGAGCCACCTACCAAATTTGAAAAGTTCTATCCTTGCTCAGTAATCAGCCAATCAACTGATCCAGACTCAGTTGTTCCAGTATCTGACTACGCTCACGTTCGAGACCAAATCCTTGAAGTAGAGCGGCTTACCACCCGTATCCATGCCGTAACTCAGGCCATTCGTACTAACTTCCTTTATGACGCTGCAATGGGTCCAACTGTAGAACAGTTGTTTGCAGGCGACCTTAAAGGTACTCCAATCATTAACTGGCCGTCCTACAAGGGCCGTGGTGGATTGCAAGCAGGAGTAGAGTTCTACCCAGTCGAGCCATTCGTAAACGCTCTTAACGTTCTTCAGGGCGCTCGTGGAGCTGCATTGCAGCAGCTTTATGAAACCTTGAAAGTATCTGATTTGCTTCGTGGAACCAGCGAGCAGTACAAGTCTGCCACCGCAAACCGGTTGGAAAGCCAATGGTCATCCCTTGGTTTGGTTGTACGTCAAAATATGTTCAGCAAGTTTATATCGGATGCCATTAGCAATCTTGGCACGATTATTGCGGAACAGTTTGAGCCAGAAACAATTTTAGAAGTTGGCGATGCAGACGCTCTTATCGAGCCAACGATCTACATCCCACCACCTCCACCAGCACCTCCAATGCCAGAGATGGGACCAGAGGGTATGCCACCAGGTGATACAGGTATGATGCCACCAATGGCACCACCTCCACCTCCTGCGCCAGATCCGTTGCAACTTATCGACGATATGAAGCAACAGATCATCGGACTGCTTCGTGACAACAAGAAGCGCAGCTACCGAATCCAAATTGCTACTGACAGCATGATTGCTATCGACCAGCAGCAACAGCAAAGAGATGGCGCCATGCTAATCCAGCAAGCAGGCCAGTTCTTCGACCAAATGAGAGGGTTAGTAGACCAGTATCCACCGCTACTAGACTTTAGTATCTCTTTGTTCCAAAACATGATTAAAACCATGAAGGGAGGCAAGGAACTCGATGGTATTTTCACAAAAGCTATGCAGCAAGTTGGAGAAATTGCGAAAGCTAAGGAAGAGGCTGCTAAGCAACCGCCGCCGCCGGACCCTACAACGCTTGAGGTACAAGGGCGTCTCCAAATAGCTCAGGTTGAGTCACAAGCTAAGCTCCAAGTAATGCAGATGGAAATGCAGGATAAGGCGACTAAGAATCAGCTCGCTTATCAAGACCAACAGCTCAAGATGCAGCGTGACCAGCTTTTAGCACAGCTCGACATACAGAAACAGCAAACTGACGAGTACTACAAGCAACAAGAGCTTGGCTTGCAACAGCAAGAGATACAAGTCAAACAAAGCGCCGTTCAGGTTGATATGCTTAAAGTTCAAGCAATGTCAGCTAGTGACGCTAACAAGCAGGCCATACAGCAAGAAACTAACCGTATGGGTCAAATCCTTGAGATTCAAAAACTGGAGCTTGACCAAATGCGTATGCGCTTGTCCGAGTCCGAGAAAATTATGGAAGAGCGTCGGTTAGCTTCAGAGCAGCAAATCGAGCGTGTGCGGTTACAGATGGATGCCATTGAGCGAAGTCCGTCATCATCAATCATGTTCCAAAGCGAAAAGCCAGTTATCATCGAGCGTGAAAAGAAGAAGTCTCGTAAGCGCAAAGGTAAGATTATTACCGATGAAACTGGAAACCCTGTAGGTATTGAGATTGAGGATCAAGACTAATGCCAACAACAGTATCCAACTCCGCAGCATCGGTTAATCCTGACATTCCTGTAGCTACCATTGTTCGTAGCGGTAACGTGTATCAGGAGATCGTTTCTGGTATTGCCAATCAGCCGCACGACGAGATTGTGTTGAGCTACACAGGAACTAACCTGACTGGTGTGGTTTATAAGCTGGCAACTGTGACGGTAGCTACTCTGACGTTAGGCTACACAGGCGATAATCTTACAAGCGTTGTGAGGTCGTAGTGGGATATAGTTACGTTTTCAATCCACTCGCAGGAGCGTTCGATACCGTACAGAACTTGCAAACAGTTCGTGCGCCAGATAACGCTTATATCCCTCCGACCGGACCAACGGTATTCTCGGATGCGTTCACCGAAGCATCGACGACGCTGCTCAACCTGCACACTCCAAACGTAGGCACAAACTGGTCCCTCGCTCTCAGTACAGGCGGCGCAACGTATAGCGTTTTTAACAATGGAACAGTACGTCCGACAACAACACTGTCCAACGTAGGATGTTTGTACCTCGCTAACAACGTAGCACCAGCCGCAGCCGTTGATGTTTCGATTACAGCTCCTGTTGTTGTTTCAGGTGCAAATGTTGTCGGACTGGTTTTTAGATACGTTAATAGCAATAACTACTATTTGCTAACGCTCTCAGGTACACGAGCAAATTGCATCTTATACAAAAAAGTTGCAGGAGTATACACGAACCTTGGAACCACCTCGTTGGGTATGGTGGCGGGAGTCGTATGGCGAGTTAGAGCGGTCGGCTCAAACATTGTCGTCTATGCCAACGATATTATCGTAAAAATAACGAGCGATAGCGGCATTACCGCAGCGGGACTTTGTGGACTCTCAGCGGGAACCATTGGACAAAACGCAACCGACGACGTTTCAAACGCATGGCAGTTGGATAATTTTAGCGTAGTTAATTACGCAAGCTCTGGCGGTCTCGTTACAAACGGAATCAATGTTACTGGCGATATTCAAGTCAGCGGTCAGATAGTTGCACACGGTAACAACTCTGCTATTTATCCAGCGATCACGTTTGCAGGATATACCAATATCGGTTTGTTTGTTCCCGCAGCAGATAACTTGGCACTCGTTACAGGCGGCATTACTAGAGGTACTTTTAACTCTTGGGGTTTATACGTTACTGGCGTTATAAGTCCTTCCTCTGGATCACCAACAGCTCCGTCCTACAATTTCGGCGCAGATACAGATACTGGAATTTACAATCCAGCAGCCAACCAACTTGGCGTTAGTGTCGGTGGAGCATTGCAGTGGACTTTTGATTCACTGGGTAGGTTTTTTACACCGGACGCACTAACTCCTGGCGGGGCGTATGACATACTTACATCCGATCAGATTTCCAACTCTGGCGGTAATGTTGGTGGTTTTGTTGTATTTAACTCAAGCGATTACATTTACACACGATTTAAAGCTCCGAGTTTTTCAAACGGCGGAGGTATCATCGGAGATGGCAAACTCTTTTTTACTTCGGGTGAAGATTCGGGAGCATCAGTAAATTCTGGTATTGATTTTAATATATTAGCGACAGACTACGGCTCACAAATAGGTGATTTTACTGTACAAATCGACGTAGTAGACGGCACACCAGGCGGCTCTATCAACTTCACAGCCGGAAATTCTAGCTCTGGTGGTAGCGGCGGGTCATTTAATCTTACAGCCGGCAGCAGTAGCGACAGTAACGGAGGCAGTGTTTTTATCTCAGGCGGCGAGACAGAACTCGCTGATGCTGGTGGTGAAGTTATCATTGCGGGAGGATTTGACGGAGATGCGGCCTACGGTCAGGTACAATTACAAACATCTCCAAGCGGTCCAATAGCCGTATTTGGTGCAGGAGGTAGCATACAAGCAACGACGTCGGTAGGTTCCTCTACATTCGTTGCTAACTCCGGAACGACGGTACACAGTGCAAGCACATTTGACGGATATACAATAGCGCAGGTGGTAAAAGCTCTGCGTAATTATGGATGGTTAAATTAATGGATCAGAAAACACTTTTAGAAG